AGAGTCGGGGATATTTGGCAAATAAGTAACCATGTCTCTCTCAATCATAGAAAGCATAATAGGGTTTTGAACCACACTGGCAACTTCTTGATATCTATCCAATAATTCTCTTTTTGTAGACTCACCATTTCTGGAAGTGGTCACAATTACGTTATGTCTACGAATAGCGTTAATTTCATTTTTAATCGTCCCGTTTTGAGTGGGAATATTTAAAAATATAGGCTTTTCTTTGTTTTTAGGGTCGGTCATTACCCTTGGAGCATCACCATAAACAGGTTTTGTTAAGTAAAAGTAAGCCTCTCCTATATTCATGTCCCATTCTTGCAGGGATTTAGTCATAGGCTCTAATGAGGTTAAGGCCTGCGCCCTTTTCGCATTAAATAATTTAGCTGATTCACCAGATTTACCTTCACCTCCAGAAAGTGCGGGTACAACGTATCCAACCTCAGGAGTCATTTGAAATGCTCTATCTGCACTAACATGAAGGTCACTAGGCATATCCCCTCGTGGACGTACCGCAATCCCCATTCTTTGCTGACTTAATTTACCAGCTCCAACCGTAAAAGTGCCTCCAGGTTTATTCTTGGAGTCGTTATATTTACTGAGTTCTGTAGGATTAGCAAAGAAATCCTCTTCAACAAATTCAGCTCCATTTGCGGCTGTAGTTTGCCAATGAGTAAAGGTAGATTCTCTTTTATTGTAAATTTCCTGAAGGTCTTTTAATACATCCACAACACCCTGAACTTCACCATTAATATTAAGAGCGGACCATGCATGATATTGATATCTTCCGGTTTGCATTGGATGCATTGCATCGTCTTCTAACATTAAAGAATTTGATAGTCCTGGAACAATAGTAGATACTCTTAATTTTGCATATTGGTCTTTAACAACCCTCAAGCTATCTCCCCTGAGAGCCATCATAGATTGTACATTAGCTTCACTCATTCTAGGAAGCTCTTTCCCTGTTTCCTTTTCTATTAATCGTGAGGAAAATCCCCTTTCTAATCTGGATACTTGGATAACTAAAAATCTTTCGTCGATGTAATTCAAATATTCATTACTATCTATATAAACATTAGAGGCTTCTTTTTCCTCTGGAGTCATTTCATTATTATCACGAGTAGCTACAGCCGCTTTCCAAAGTTTAATAGCCTGGTCAACCTCAGAAGACTTCGTGTTATAAACTCGTTTAATTTCTTCTGGATTCATCCAGGCATATTGAATAATATGTTTGTTATCTGATACCTCATCAGAAGTCCAATCTGGGTCGTAAAGCATTCTATTATGATTAATGTATCTGATACTGATACTGCCCCTAGGGTCAGTTTTATAGTCAACATACATCTCAACGGTGCCACGATAAACAAGTCCAGCACGAATTAAAAGTCTTTTAGCTTTCTTCCAATTACCCCTATTACTATCTGTAAGATAAAGGGTTTTTAAAAGTAATGTATCATCGTTTGATGCGCCAGTATTTGGCTCAAAATCTACATCAAATTCATTTTGATAGAAGTTTCCTGTTGATGGGGGGGTCTTTTTTCATCAATTAAAACCTGAAGCTGTTCTGGGCTCCATTGTTTAAAATTTACTCCAGAGAAGAATCCCCAGTTTCGCTTTTCTCTAGCTATGTTCGCCATGTTGCGCTTTCTATAGGACCTAAAAAGGCTACTATAAAAATCAACAGGATTTTGATTGCTTGGAACTTCTGTCGCCATATTTTACGCTTCTTCTTTAGCCTCTGATTCGGCAGTCTCTAAAGACATCTCCATCCATTTTTTTATCATCTTCAATGCTTCATCTAGTGTGCTGGCAACAAAATCCTTACCTTCATAATCAAGCTCGTAACCGTTTTGAACCATTTTTATGGTAGCACGAGGCTTTTCACGAAATCTATGAGGTTCATTTATGGATTCTAAAATTCCAACAGGCTTGTCAAAAAAGAAACTTTCTTTTCCCATAATCTTATCCTTGTTTAGGCTCGGCAGCCTTCATTAAATCTTTCAATTCTTCACCAACAAAAATCTTACCATTAACATCTTTGAAGGCTTTAATCTTGACTTCCTTCCCCCCAAAACCCTTACTCAGAACTTCAGACAATTGGGAAAAAGGAGTACGCACAAATTAAGTGTTTGTTAAAAGTGGGAACGCATAATCAATCCCATCAACTTCAAATAAAACTGCTCCTGCATTAGTCATCCCAGTTAAAGCTCGGAAAGCTGTCATATCAGCAGTCCCATCAGGAATACCTGTTCCTACTGCGACTACAACTTCGTCTCCAATCTTGTCATAAGCTTTTGCGTGTGGTGCTGTTACTTTAGCGGCCATTTTTTACCTCGTTCATATTCGTAAGTCTGATGTCAGCATCTATGAGTCTCTTGATTTCCAAGTTTTCTCCTACTATGGCATACTGTTGTTTACAACACCGACAAGTCAAAACCACTCTTTTAGAATGGACAACTGTACCGATGTAGTGACCACATTTTGCCACCCTTTGGTTTTTTGTCTCTACCGTGTTAATACATCGTAACTCACTAGTTTTCAAAATATCCTATCCTTGCCGTATCTTTTTAGCTCTAGGTTTTTAATAAAGCATTAAAATAATGATTTTGCATGCCCTTGTGCAAACTTATCAACAATTTATCAACATTTTTTTAACAGGATTGCCAACCATCTAACTGGGAGAGGTCTACTTCATCAGAATATTTGGATTGTTTAACGAATATGGAGCCAGCACTATACCCTCTATTTCCTCTGCTGTAAGCTTTTGGCTTTTTTGGTGCCTGTAATTTGGCCTCTTGTTTGAGTTCTGCGCAGATATATCTCAAGACATCAATTGCATCATTATTCTTATCGCTAGGCTTCCCATTTTTATCATAAAGAAGGTCTCGAAGCTGACTGATGGTCATTCTACATCTGGGATGGATGCTAATTCTGTCTGTTGTGAATCGAGTTCGAAGCATATCGGTAGAAGCGAGCTCATTCCATTTGAGAGACTTATTGAATTGAATACCTGTATACGCCTTAATTAGCTCAGAAATGGGCTTTTGGCCGTGATGGGCAAATATTGCCGTATCCGCAATTCGCTTCCATGCATATTCTGGCATTCCAGCCGTCTCCCATTCAGAAACCTTCCTAATCATTAGTGCTGAAATCTCAGAAACGTCTTTTTGGTGGGCAAACATCTCATCCAAAACATATAAATGGTCGGTATGCGGCTCGTAAAGGCAGATTAAGAACACTGCATAATGCTCAAAACCATGGTCATATCCGAATATTAGTCTTTGAACCCATGCAGGGTCGTAAGTATGAACGTGTTTACCGCCTTCTCTAGATTCAAAGGTTGGATAAACGTAACCCTCTCTTTTGAGGAACATATGTCGAATAGTTTCAGGATATTCCGTATAAAAATCAATATCATTATCATATTGAGTCATTTCCCTCTCTTTCCATTCCTCAGTTCTTGCGGGGTCCGTCCAAAGATTCATAAAATGGAGGTCAATACCAATAGTACCACCCTCATCAATTTTTTTAAGCATGCGATTAAACCAGCTCCCATTTTTGGAGTTGGATATTACAATCATTTGTCCTCTAGGATGTTTTTCTATCGCTGGAGAGGCTGATTTCCAAATCTGGGCCGCATGTTCTATTGCCCCCGCTTCGTCCATTATTATTAGGCGTACTGCTGACCTTCCACGACCCGCATCCTCTGAGGTTGTTATGGAAGTTATGGTGGAGCCATTTGAAAACTCTATTCTGTCTAGATATGGTGTCCATTTCCCCCAATCAATCCCTGCTACCTTTGGCAAAGCCTCTAAAGCGGCCTTAACTTTATCTTTTAAAAAATATTTTGCATCATCTTCTGTTTTTGAAATAATGTAAATATCGGAATTGGGCTCGGAAATAGCAACCTTAACCGCCAAAAATCCAGCGAATAAACTTCCACCCACTTGCCTAGCTTTAGGCCAAAAAAGTTTCCTGGTGTTTCTTTGAAGTTTGGAGCGGGACCAGCTACAGCGACTAATGGTATTATTTTAGCTGCTGGTGAAGTTTACATTATTAACATTCACAATAATCAAGAAGTTCATGCAATCGCCTTAGTGGGAACACCAGCCTTAATAATAAACGAAAACCAATCTTCTTAATTAATAATTCTTTTTTCGGGGGGTTTTTGATTTTCCAGCTTTATTCAAGGCTATGGCCACCGATTGCTTTTGCGATTTACCAGCTTTCTTTTCAGTTCGGATATTTGAGCTGATTGTTTTCTTGGATTTTCCAGGTTTTAATGGCATAGTAAACAATATATACGATAATATTATGCCTAGTGGTATAAAAAAAGTAATTTTTAAAATATGGCAGATAAAAAGCCGAAGAAAAAGAAGCCAGTTACTAAGGCAAAGAAAAAATCAGGCATCTCATTATTTGAGTTCATTCGAAACCTTACCCTAGAGGTTTTCATTGAAACTTTTTGCAGTATCTATGATTATGATACTGGAGAGAGTGAGCCTGTTATTCCGTGGCCCAAACAAAGAAAGCTCTGCGCACTTTTAGACACTACCAGGAAACTTTTTTGGCCTAAAGCTAGGCAAGTGGGTGGAAGTTTATTC